CCTTTAGCTAAAGGCACGACATTATCTACTTTTAAAGCACCAGAGTTTTGAAAAGTAGGTAAATCAGCTTGTAAATCGCCAAACTCAATCATTTAAACCACCGATAAGGTTGTCATTTGCAGAGGTGAAGTTGTTGTTGATCCTCTTGAAGAAGCCTCATTAGCACTTAATAGTGCATCTTTATACAATCCTGCCCATACTTGTAATCTTTCATCTTGCATAAGAAAAGGTGAACTCTCTGCTAGTGAAGCATACAGATACAGTTCTGGATAATTTGTAAGAATATCATTTGTTGTATTAGTGTCAGATAATGTAGTTAATTTTTTATAATAATTAATTTGTAGTGTAGTTGCTGAGTCTGGTTGCATTCCTAATAAAATTTGTGTTCCAACTATTGTAAAGAAGTTTGGTGTTCCTGAAGATTCTGAAGAATTATATTTATTATAAAAATCTGTATTACTTATAAATTTTAATGTTGTAAAAGGATTACTTTGAAAAATAACTGTCGTAGCTTCAATATATCCTGTTGGTAAAGCATAACTTTGTGTACCAGAGACAGTATCAATAGAGGTATCAATACTAACCATTTCTCTCACTCTTAGTTCTTTATTCAATCTGCTTTCTGCAAGATTAATAAAATCTCCTAGATAAGCAGTTAAATCTTCTCTATTGAGATAAGCTGCAAGTGTTGTTTTTAAGTTAGTATAATTTGTAATCGACATTATAAATTTCCTTCATAAATCCTAAAATATTTATTGTCTGAATCGTTTAACCATCTAAAAAATCTTGGCCTATCTAAGACTTTTCCTGCATAAGTCATAATTCCTCGTTTAGCTAATTGATGAACAAGAATATTTGGAAGCCTAGCAACACGATAACCTTTTTCGTTTGCCATAGCTGTTGACTTATATGCACCTTCGTTCTGTGCTACTTTATTAGCATCTATGATTTCTTTAATAGACGCATCATCTTGATAGTTTTCGATATGAAATTTATTCTCTGCCTCATCTATAATAAGATTAGTTTTAACTACTGATCCATCATTAGGTTCATTAAGAGAGAATTTTTTAGCCATGTTACTTAATAGCTTTCATTATCATTTGGTCGATAGTACCTTTAACTGCTAAACCCTGATTACCAGTAAAACTTAGCATAGGATCGTATTTTCTATCTCCTGGTGAAGTTTGCTTAGATTGAACTTTGCCTTTACCAGTAGATATTGATTGATCTGATTTAATAGAATCAGCAACCATTTTATATAGTTTTGATGTGTGTTTCTTGTATGTAAATATTGGCATTTTTTACTCCTGTGTTAATTAATAATGGGAGGGCATGAAAACCCTCCCAGTCCTTTATTCTGCAAATAAATTATGCAGTTAAGTTAAATATTCCGTATGATGCGTTTGGTTGCTTTGCACAAAGAGTCCACTCAGCTAAGAGTAACTTTTTGTCAGAGTCGCCAGTTTTTGCAAGATCAGTTGTTTGGAATGGTCTTAGGAAGTCCACACTAAACATATCCATCTGTAGGATATCTACTCTGTTTGCATTTGCGTGTCTAGTGGGTACAAACGCAACTTCTCCGAAATCACTAACATAGATGTCAGTTGTTCCGATAGATACTTTATCAGTAGCGTCTTTGTACTTTGTTGCAACGCCATTAAATCCACTAGCAATTTGCTTGTGTGATGGACTCATTAATACTGTGTCTGGAGCTCCTCCTAAAGAGAATGCTTTTAAAAGACCTGCTTTTAATAAGACTTCAGTATAGGTTCTGTTAGTTCCGCCTGCAAAGGCAGTACCACCAGCACCATCAGGGTTAGCTGAGTTTGAGTTTGCTGAAAAGTTTGCAACAGCTGTACTTGTTCCTGGAATGTTTCCACCATACCATGAAGATAGGGATGCAGCTTTTCTAGCTGTTGAAGCATTACCAGCAACTTTTGCTGTGTTTAGAGCAGTCATAGCGTTTTCCATATCACGCTTTAACTCTTTGCCCATCTTAGCTAATTGGTAAGCCATCTGGCTACCCATTCCCGCATTTTCTACAGCATCATCTGTTCCAGAAATTGTTACAGATTTTGATGAGATTTGTGTTCGGTTGTTAAGTCTAGTAGTTGCTCCACGAGCTTCTCCAGCGTAATCATCACCTTCTATTTGTGCGTTTACAGCGACTTCTGCTAAAGCATCGGTCTGCCATTCATAGAGAGTATTGCTGGCTTGGCCTTTTGAGGCATTTGACATAAAAGGAGTTTCAGTAGGCGAAATATTATAGATCACATCTGCTAAATCTTCTCTTATAGAGTTGACTCCATCATAGGAATCGTAAGTATTGGTTGGTTGAGCCAAATTTTAGTCCTTTCTATATGTTATTGAGAATACATCTGCTCAAGAATAGAAACTGCGTCTTTGATGTTTCCAGTTTTCTTGAGAGTTGCTTTTTTTGAGTTCATACGCTTCACAACATCATTATCATCTTGAACTTTAGGACTACTTGAACTAACCACTTTTGATACCTTGGTTACTTTTTTATTTTTAAGATTAGCTTTTTTTAACTTATCGTATCGATAAGCATTCGCTAACATCATAACTGCTCGGTGATCGACTAACATTGCAATTTCTTGATCGGCATAACCAATAGACTTTGCATAGTTAGTTAAGTTCTTTACGAACTCTGGGCCTTTATCTTTGTCTCCATAGATAGGCAGTTTTTCAGCAAGAAGTTTTCTCTCATTATCTAAATAATGAGAATAGACCTTTTCGCTTTCTTGTTGTTTTTCTTGGCGAATACGATCTTGTTCTTGTTGAGCTGCTGCTTGTAACTCTTTTCTACGATCTTGTTCAGCTTTCTGTTTTACAAACTCTGCTGGATCTTCTTGGTAGAGTCTCTCCATATCGACTTGAGGTTCTGTAGCTCTTAGTTGTTCGGACAATACTTGAAGTTGGTTTTGGTATTGATCTCGTTTGATTTTAGCCTCCTCGTTTAACCTGGTGTATTCTGAATTTTTTTCTTCTACACTTTTTCTATCTTGAGATAGTTTTTCAGTCTTACGAGTATAATCACTTTGTCGAGAATATCCCTTTTTGAGTTCATCGAGGGTAACTTCAGTCTCTTGACCATTAATGGTAAGTTTATAAAGTTCCTGATTACTATCGGAAGGTGTTTCATCTTCAATTTGATCTATTAGTTCTGGATCTTCTAAAGCATCATCGATATTCGTTTCCGAGTCGCTTCCTTCTTTAGTTGATTCTTCACTTGCTGTTTCCTGAGTCTCTGAGGCGTTTACATTTAACAAGTTCTTCAGGGCTTCAGCTGCCTCTCCTTGTGTATTGAGAGGTTTGGGCATTGGTGCAACAGACTCGGTTTGAGTCTCTGTTGCAGAGTCCATTACTGGTTGTTCTGCCATTTATTTCTCCTATTTTTTTATGATTTTACCAGTCTCCATGACGGACTGTATTTGCATCACAACAAGTTCCAACATTCTCCTCATAATGAAAATGTTTTCTCTCTGTTCTGAATTTTGTAGATCACTACTTAACCATTCTTGATTAAGGTCTAATCGAATTTTGTTTACTGCTTCTATAAATAAAGGGTGTTCTAATACTTGTTTTGCTTCTTGGCTTCTTTTTTGTTCGTTATCTGCCATTGTTATCTATATTTGTTATTAAAGTCTGATAATTTTTTCGATTGTTGTTTAAAATCAAAAGTTCTTTCACTAGCACTTTTTTGTCTATCAGCTTTTGGAGGTGAATAAGAAACTACTTGAGATGCACCATAATTAGATTGGAATGGGTTTATATTAACATTGGCATTGTTATCTTTGTAAACACTTGATCCCATGTAATCTGCTTTGTCACCTCTTTTGGTTACATCAGCCATTGCTTGAGCTTCTTCTGCTGTTCTACCTAAATTATTTTGTGCAAAGTCCATCATATTTTTCTGTGCTAATTGATTTTCAAATGCTTGGTTAGCTTGTACTAAATTTAAATTTCCACCTTTAGCAAAACTATAACCACCATCATCTCTTTGATTTATAACTCCAGCATCAGCTAATCTTTTAGCATCCATGTAAACACCTAATTGACCAAAAGGTGTAAATCTTTT